GATCACCGGCACCGTCTCCAGCCCCAGTCGCAAAGCAGCCTTGAGACGCAGATGGCCGTCGACCACCTCGCCCGTGCTCCTGGCGATGATCGGGATGCGAAACCCAAACTCGGTAATTGCCGCCGCCATCTGATCAACGACGTGATCGTTCTTCCTGGGGTTTCTGGCATACGGCAACAGCCGGCTGGTCTGCCAGTGCTCGAACTTGATCTCATTCATCTGCATCTGCCGTCTCCAATCGCTCTGTTTGGCGTGCTTGTTCGACCTCGGCAAAGGTCTGTCCGGTCGCCAGCAAGGTCACCGGGATGTCGGGATGGTTTTGTTGGAAGCGCTTGATCGCCACGTCGGTGTATTGCGGGGCCAGTTCGATGGCGCGGGCCTGGCGTCCAGTCTTCTGGGCGGCCAGGATCGTGGTGCCGGAGCCCCCGAAGGGCTCGAAGACGACATCACCCGGGTCCGAGTACGCCAGCAAGATGTGCTCGGGCAGCGCCACCGGAAACACCGCCGGATGGTCGATGTCCCGACCGATCTTGCCCTTGTGACGCATGATGCGGATCACGCTGTCCGGAATGCGGAAGTCCTGCGTGGGCTGCCCGGCATGGGTCCAGCCACCGACTTCACCATCCTTGCCGCGCATCGCCGTCGATGAGCCATCGGCGCGCAGGTGCGTGTCCTGTCCGGCGTACTTGCACGGTACGATCTTGTTGGGCTTCCTGCTCTGGCGGTTGAAGTGGAAGATGAACTCGAAGGCGGGTGCGAAACGCCCGGCCCAGTCACCCGGCAAGCCCGGTCCCTGGTCCCAGACGTACCAGCCAAAACGCCGCCAGCCTTGGGTTCGCATCCAGGCAAGCCAGCCGTCCCAGTACGGGATCACTTCGTTGTCGCGGTGGGTCAAGCCGAGGTTCACCAGCACTTGGCCGTCGTTGGCCATCGGCAGGTTGGCGAAGACACCGCGCATCAGCGCATCCCAGTCGGCGATGCCTTGCGTGTAGTTACGCTGCTGGCCATAGGGTGGGCTGGTGAAGCACAGGCTCGCCTGGTCGCCCGCCATCAGCGCGGCGACCACGGCCGGATCGGTCGAGTCGCCGCAGATCAGGCGATGCGCACCCAGTTGCCAGATGTCGCCAGCTCGGCTGACCGGGGTGGCGGGCGCCTCCGGGATGTCCTCGTCGGTGCTTTCGGTAAATCCGCCCATGGGCGGATTTGTTTCGTCGCCCGGATCGGCATCATCAAGCAGGCTGGCCAACTCGTCGTCGCTGAAGCCCGTGAGCGACAGATCGAAACCGGCAGCAGACAGCTCGGCCAACTCGGCCGCCAGCAACTCCTCATCCCACCCTGCAGCTTGGGCAAGCGCATTGTCGGCGAGGATGTAGGCGCGGCGCTGCGTGGGGGTGAGATGGTCGAGGACGACGACCGGCACGACGTCGAGCGCGAGTTTCTGCGCAGCCGCCAAGCGACCATGACCAGCGAGAATGCCGCCGTCCTCCGACACCAGGATCGGCGCGGTAAAGCCAAACTCGACAATGCTGGCGGCGATCTGGGCTATCTGCGCATCCGAGTGGGTGCGCGCATTTTTGGCGTAAGGCTTGAGCCGATCCAGTGGCCACAGCTCGATGCGGCTGGCCATAGCAGGGGTGACGGTCATCGTGAGAGTTCCTCCAGGGCTTCGCGGATCGCCTCCATCAGCAGGTCCTCCACCACGCGCTGATCGGGTTGTGCGACCACGGCCGCCACGATCTGCGGGGCGACCTTGCGGGGAATCTGCTGGATGCGGTCACGCAGCAGACGCGCAAGGTTGAAGTACTTGACCTTCACCTCGTCGGCGTTGAGCAGCTTGCCCGTGCGTTCTTCAAATTCGAGTTTGGCCAGGCGCGCGGCATAGGCCTCGCGGATGGCGCGGCTGGTCTGGTAGTCAGGTGCGGCAGCCCGGGTTTCCAACGGCGGGGTGGAAACCGGGGTGGAAACCGGTGCCGTGGAAACCGGGGTGGAAACCGGCGGGGTTTCCACCTTGGCCGCAGGCTTCTTGGCACCGATGTTCAGGCTCTGTGACGGCAGCGTGTTGCGCGCCCACTGGGCATCGGCCTTGGCCGGGTCAATGGTGCCGTCGGGCTCGACGCTGATGCGCCCGGCCTTGATGGCCTTGGCCACAGCGGTGTGGCTCACGCCACGGTGTTGGGCATAGGCCCGGACGGACAGTCCCATCGCATTCCTCCGGGCTGCTCGGATCAGTTAACCGTCATGGATGGATCACCTCGGCATGAATACGGGTGGAAACCTGGGTGGAAACTGGCAACCTGTTTGCGGCTCTGACGCTAGGCAAGCGACGCGCTGCGCGCGGCCCCCGCGCTTCAGATGGCCAGGGAGGACCCGTTAATCGTCGCCAGAGGCACGATTGCGGCCCTGGCAATAGTCGGTGACGCCTGCAGCGCAAAGCCGCTCTAAGGCCTTTCTGACGCGTTTCAGCGCTATCGACTTTCAGTGTTCCGACGCACTGATCAGCCCTTCGTCAGCTCTTCCCGCAGCGCCCGTTCCATCTGCCGCTGGTACTCCCGCAGTGCCACGCTGCGCACGGTGTCGGCCATGCCAAAGCGCGGCTCGACCTTCTGTTGTTTGCGCAGCAGGTACAAGGCCAGGATGCGCTTCTCGTCGCGGCGCTCGAACACGGCGCCAGCCCGATAGAACACGTTCTTCTTCGCCAGCATCGGGCCCGGCCACTGGCTTTTGGGGATGACGCGGGTCTGGGCGGTCTGTGCCATCGGCCCGACCGGAATCGCCAGCTTGCCGGTCTTGGTGCCCCCGGTTTCCTGCAGCGCCATGAAGCGGTCGCGCGACCAGACCTCGGCCATCAGCGTGCGCGGCTTGGCCTGCGTCACGCCTATGCCCTGGCTGACCCACGGGCGGCGCAGGTTGAAGCGCTTGGGCAGACCCTCGCGCACCGCATCACGGGCATCGAACGCTGTTCGGGTCAGGGCTTTGGCAGCGGCATCCGGGATGCGCTTGGCGGCAACGTCCGACAGGTACTCAGTCGCCTTGGCCACATCGGCGGTGACGTCAAGTTTCAGCATCGGCAGGCTTCCGGCGGCGTGGGGCGGTTGGAGTGTCGTGCTGGTCAGCAGACTCGAAAGCAATGCCGGCCTGCTGCGCCAGGATCTGTTCGGCGGTAGGCACATCGACATCCACTGTCAGGCCGGGGACGAACGAGCGCACGCCACCGTCGCCGGTGAGAACCACCGGGCGGGTGATGAGGATTTTCATGGGGGGTCTCCAAGGCTGGGCAGACAGGCGAAGGCCAAGCCCAGAAACGACAACGCCCACCAAGGTCTCCCCGGTGGGCGCAGTTATCAGCAGTACATGAACACTGTACCTTGTGTCCGGACGGGATTCAATCAGGTTTCGGAAAACAACCTCAAAAAATTTTCCGCTTCTGATCGAATCACCCCGCCAGTAGCGCCTTGAGATCCTTGAGCATCAGGAACAGGTGATAGGGATCGGTTGGGCTGGGCTCGAACTCCCAAGACTCATACCACCGCCGCGCAGCCTCATCCTTGGCATGAACCAGCAGGCAACGAATGCCCGCAATGTCAGCCGCCTGTGCAGTGCGCAGCAGCGCGTCCTTGAGCAGCGCCTTGCCAAGACCCTTTCCCTGGTGATCACGATCCACGGCCAGTCGCGCCAGGATCATGACTGGCACAGGATGCCGGGCCAAGCCCTTCATGACGCGAGCTGGCGCATCCTCCGGATCAACACTGCCGACCGCCAGACTGTAGAAGCCCACGACCTCACCGCCAAGGCAGCACACGTAGGTTTGGGCGCTGTTGGCCTTCTGGTTGACCAGGGCATAGCGTTGCAGGAACTGGTTGAGCGACGGTTGCCCGCAGTCAAAGCCTTCCGTCGAATCCGCTGGTGCGAGCTTGCGGACCGATTCATACGCTGCACTCAACCCAGCACCCCGGGTTCACTGAGCAGTTTCTTCAAGCGCGGCTTGGCTTGCACGGGGCGATCCAGCGCCTGCTGAAACGCCTGCCACTGGTCGTCGTTCAGCACAAAGTGACGACGATCTGCCAGCGCCTGGTTGGCCGCGATCACCCCGGCATCCAGCAGAAATTCGCTGACGTTCTTGTGGCAAGAACGCGCAGCCTCCTGCAGCAGCTGCTTGACAGCGCTGCTGGCGCGGACATCGATCCGTTCGGTTTTGGAGAGGTTCAAGGTGCTCATGGCAACCCCCATGTTATGAAACTACCTCCATAATAGCGTCCGGACGATGTCCTGACAAGTCAGACGTGCGTTGATGTCTCTCGCCGAGACCTGGGCGCTCGCTCATAGCCGTAGTACCGGGCCAGCACGCCGAGTGCAGCGACCAGGATGCCCTTGGCCTCGTTTTTCTCGACACGCTTACCGTTCCAGCCATCGCGCAATGCCCAATCGCGGATCGACATCTGCAGCCCAGCCACGTACCACAGCGCCGATCCTGCCGGAGAGCCACTGCCGCCCACCGCCTCCAGCGCATCCCGAACCGCTCGGACGGCACTGGCGTTGCGCTCAATCAGCATTTCCCCCGGTGCCGTGCCGCAGGGCAGTCCATCGAGCCGGCTACTGGCCACGCCGCTGGCAAAGGCCCGGGCGAAGTCCTGCGAGAACTGCTGGCCGGCGTCGTGCATGGCACCGGTGATGCTGCCATTCCGGAGCATCAGCGCCAGCGTGTCCACCGTGCGGTAGTGGTCAACCGGCTTCTGATCATCGTCCTCCTCGCGCACGTAGCGGATCACACTGCCGTCGGGACGGATGTGCTCTTGACCCAGACGGGGTTTGCGTTCTGCCCTGGCCTTGGCGCGTTGCGTCTTCTTGGTCATGGCCGTGCCTCCCCGAGTTGCCCGAGGGTGGCCAGCGCACCATCGCGGCTGCGCTGAACCGTGACGGACTTGCCCGTGGTCGCCACCACCGTCCAGGTCTCGCCATCGCCCCGGTCGATCACTTCGCCTTCCCGCCAGGGTCGGCTGTGCTTCGTCGTTGCCGTTCGCGCGCCGTAGAGCTTGGTGGCGATGCCGGTCAGAAACGCCCGGTCCCAGTCGTCGTAGATGTCCTCCAGCGGCACGACCACGATGCCTTGCTTGTGCCAAGCGGCTGCACGCATCGCGCGCAGTTCGTCGCTGCTGGCCGGTGACGCTGGGGCCAGACGCCCGAGGGCGCAGGGGATGGAAGCGGTATGGGCTCTCATGCCACACCTCCTTGGGCCATCGCCCAGTCCAGCAGCGCCAGCGCATCGGCGTGGTTGTCGTCGACCGGATCGAAGCCGCGTACCTTGGCGGCCGCCATCATCTCGGCCTTGCCGGCATTGCCCTTGCCGGTGGCGTGCTTCTTGATCGTG